TGCAGCAATTGATGTCAGCTAATCAGTTAGCTAACAATCAATCTAATCTTGGTCTTTCACAGATGGCTCAGAATTATGCGACTACTGGTTTGGGTTCTCAACGTGCTGCGTATCAGGCGAATGCCGATACAGCTCGCGCTAGTGCCATGAATCAGTTGATGGACCAAATCAATCAGTCTCGTTTTGCTGTTGAGCAGGATGCTGGTACTCGAAAGAATGCACTTGAAGAAGCTATTATCGGGGCTGGTGGTGCTGTTGATGGCACTATTGCTGGTCCTGGTGTGAATGCTCAACCAGTTGCTGCTGGTAGTGCTACATCACGTGCGCAGCAGGTTGCTGCAGCACCAGATAACTACCCCAACTTCAAGGCTGCTTTGGCAGACTTGAATCCTAATTACAAGTTTACAACTTTGGCTGCAGCTAAGAAGAAATTCCCTGCTTTGGCTAAAGAGTTTTAGGGAACAAAAGGACTAATTAGTATGGCCGAGCAGGATATTCCGTATCAAGATTATTCGCAAATGATTGCGAATATCTTGGGTTCCAAGGGTGGTTTTGATTTCTCATCTTCTTTGATGGACCCTGTTATGCAGTACCTTATGGGCAACTATCAGTCTGCTCCGCAGTTTTCCGAGGACGATTTATACAATCGTACTGCTCCCACTTTTCAGTGGGCTGGTGCAGAACCCCGGGATTCTTCTTGGTTTCAAGCGGCAAAAGCCATTCGTCAGGGTGTTAATCCTTTCAATATTAAGCGTGACCAGAAGATGCGCGCAGCTTCTGGTATTAGTCCTGATGAGTGGTCATCTTTTGTTGATACTTTGATGAAGGAGAATCAGAGTGTTAAGACAGCGATGCTTGACCAAAGCATGCAACAGGACGTTTTCCAGAAAGCTGGTATGCCTGGTGCCAAAGAGTCTTATGCGGATATGAATGACCTTGGTGGATTTAAGAATGAGCAGGCTATATATTCTGCTTCTCCAGAGTATTTTTCTGAGTTGTTTTCTAAACTTCCACAGCAGCGTTCTGCCGAGAACGCAAGTAATGCTAAAATTGATGCCAAGTATGGTGGTAATGTTTATGCCACTGGCGACAAGGAAAGACTTGCAGCTTTAATTGCTGATGCTGGTGAGGAGCCTTTGAAGGTAATTCAGCAACAACAGTTGGATGCATTTAGGTTGCAACCAGAGGTTCAGGTTGACATGATAAAAAGAATGCGACGTGATTCGGCTAGGGCTGCTTTAGAGCGGGCTGGCACGAATCAGGTTGTTGACAAACGTGCAACTGCTGACCGTAATTCTTATGCGCAGGCTTTGAAGGATGCTATTGGAATGAGTGCTGGTACAGCAAGCGATACGGTTCGTCGTGCGAATGATGCGAGTCAACAGATTGTTGCACAGATGATTGCCCGAGGTCAGACACCACTTAAGGATGCGTTGTTGAATTCAGCCATCTTGAAGAAGTCAACCAAGAATGGCAAGTAACCCAAAACCCCCGTTTAGTTTAACTGAGAAGTTGGGGGCAGTTCCGGTTGTTCGTAACCGAACACCTTTGCCTCCGTTGGAGTCAGTTATGACTCCAACATCAAGAACCAAGTACATACTTAATGCTCTTGATTCTACTCCGTACAACCCTGACGATTTGTACACACCCCCAGAGCCTGGTGTTGGTGCAACTGCTTTGAAGAATCTTTTGATGCCTTTGCAAATTCTCGACACACCACGTCGTGCTGTTATTTCTGGTATCCGTGAGATTGTTGATGTTTTGGATACTGACCCCAACACGAAGGGTTCGTTTGGGGATTTTGCAGACCAGACAAAAGACTTTAGTTATGGTTTTGGCAAAGCATTCCCGATGAAGGGTTGGGCTGGACGCATTGTTGGTCTGGTTGGTGATGTGGCATTAGACCCTTTGACGTGGGCTACGTTGGGTGGCACAGTTGCAGCCAAGGCGACTATGTTGAATAACGCAGGTGAGCTTGTCAAGACTCGAAGCCTTATTGGCAAAAGTGTGATTGGTCGTGAGGGTAGAGAGAAGCTCGCTTCTTTTACCCAACAACGTATGGAGTGGATGACCAAGAGTGGTCTTGCTAATTTTTCTAAAGAAGAAATAGCATCTGCTTATAAGAACATTGCTGCGCAAGGCAAACAGGCTCTTCCGGATGTCATGGCAAGAGAATTTGGTATTAGGGGTCCTGGTGTTTACTATTTTGGCAGTCGTGTCAAGGTTCCTGGTACTGATGTGGTTGGTAAGTTCCTTGAGCGTGGTATCACTAAGACTCGTCTTGGTTTGGTTAACACTAGTGGTATTAAACCATTGCATCAGGCGATAACACCTCGTGGTGTTGGAGCTATCGAATATTTTGGTGAAGGCACAATCAAGAAGTATCGTGTTGCTTTGGCTAACGGTTCTTTGACTGATAGTGAAGCACAGCTTGGTCGTGTGATTTTAAATGCAGATGATATTCGTCGTATTGGTTATTCAGAAGCAGACTTTAATGCCGTTCAGCGTTTTGGTTCTTTGCGCGAAGAGGTTATGAAGCCAGAGAATAATCCTGTGCGACAACTGCTTGATAATGTTGAAAGTGGTCAGCCCATGATTGACCAGGCTGCGAAGCTTGGTATTTCTGCCGAGCATCTTGACTTGGCTCAGCGTTTTCGTGTTGTTATGGAAGACCTTCACCGTGTCACTGATGAAGGCTGGCAGAGTGTTGTCCCTGAACATGTTATTGGATACCAGAAGGGTTATCTTCCCCATAACTCTACCGAGCAGTTTGTTGAGTTGATGGATGAGGTTCGTTCTACTCCCGCTATGGCTGGTTTACTTCCTGATGATGGTAGTGCAATGCATATTGTTGGCAACTTTCGGCAACGGGGTTTGAGAGTTGATTCTCCATTTTTTGGTAAAAAACTTACACAGGAAGATTTGACTATTGACAATCTTAATAAGATTGTCAATGACTGGCTTGTTGCTAATGGTCGTAAGCCTTTTGATGCTTTTGATACTGATATGAAAAATATTGTTCCTGCTTACATTCGGGGTCATGCGAACATGATGTCAAACGTAGCGATGATGAACGAGTTTAAGAAGACCCCTGAGTTTGTGAAACTTGTTGATGGTTATTTTGGTATTGCTCCCGAGTATTTAGCGCAAATGCATAAGAATTCAGCTTACGCATTTGATGGTGTTTTGAAGGCTGTGCAGAATTTGCATTCTGGTCTGCGAGATAGTCTTGATGTGTTGAAAGCACAACTTGAAATAAAGTATGGCAGCATGGATGCTGCCTTGATGGCATTGAAGAATCCTGCTGTTAACGAAGCAGACGTTGCTGAGTTGTTGGGTTATTTGAACACTGCTATTTCCGATGCTGCTGTTAAGCATGCTGACATGGTTCGTGCTGATGGTGTTGTTGCTAGTATGTTGCCTAACACTGATGGTTTTGGTGTTTACGCCAGACATGCTGTTGAGTCCGCTAAGTTGCAGAAGCGTTTTGAAAACCTTTCTGAAAAAGGTCTTGCTCTTCGTAACGCCGAACCATCATCTGCTCGCAATTACGCTGTTACTGAGTTCTTGTCTGACTTTGAGAAGTATACGGAAGATGCTGCTTTTCATGCACGTTCGCAGAAAGAACTTATGGATGTTTCTGCATATCTTTCTCCGCTCGCTAATTATTCTGCTTTGTCTAAAGACAGCCTTTATGGAGAAGTAGTTAATGTTGTTAGGAAGCTTGGTGTTGGGCAACCTGTTGTTCCAACTAAGGCTGTGCATAGTTTGGAACAAATTGACAGTGTTGTAGCTCGTTTGAGTGAGACTGGTTCTCGTGACATTGCTGCTCTTTCTCCTGTTGTTGAGTCTCTTCGTGTGCATTTGAAGGAACGATTTCCTGGTATGGCTAACAAGATTGACGCTATACTTAATGATGCAATTGCTGTTGCTAAGCGTTCTCCACGGCGTGTTCCTACTCCAGCAGAGGTTGCAGCTTTAGAGAAGGCTTCTAAGGCTGCTGCATCTCGCGCTTCTGTTTCCCCTCGCTTGGCTGCTCGCGCTGCCAAGCTTTCTGACGACTACCAGATTGCTCTTGATTTGGTTAAGAATAGTATCACTGGTTCTTCTGATTACACAGAGTCACTTTTGAAGGTTCGTGTTTTGGTTGCACAACAGAGGACATCAATTGAGATTGCTCACTTGAGGGAAGTGTTTGCCTACTATGGTGTTGACTTGGGTGATTCTATTACTCAGGATATTTTTAAGAAGAACACTGCTCTTATTTCTCGTGGTCGTGATTTTGGTAAGTACGTCGATGATTCTGTTCGTGTTCAAATGGAGATTGCTGACTTGCAGAAGATTTCTGATGACCTTGCGGCTCGTTTGGATGAGACTCTTCGTGTCCGTCCGGTTACTAAGTCCGCTGGTGTGAGGGTTGCTAACTCTGTTGCTGATGCTCAGGTTGCACTTGATGCTCTTGTTAAGTCTGAAAAATACATTTTGGCTAAGTCTGTTTACAATCGTAGTAATTCTTTTATGACACTTTCTGAAATCAATGGTCATGCGGTTGACTGGACTCTTGATGGTCGTGTTGCTCCTCCTATGTTGGAGGCTGCTCAGGCTATGGGTGGTGATATTCCACTTCCTATCCCTACTGCAAAGTTTTGGTCAAAGCTTTTTGTGCAACACGAGACTACAGGCAAGTATGCGACTTCTATCACCGATTGGGCAAACACCGAAGCAGTTTTGCGTATTACTAATCCTGCTGCTGTCCTTGCGGAAGGTGCGGATAGTATATCTCATGAACGTTCTTTGCAATATTTTGTTGATTACATTAGGCAACAGGATGGTTCTGCCGGTGTTTTGATTGCCAACTTGGATGTTGCAAAAGCTCGTCGCAGTATTATAGAAAAGTTTTGGAAGAGTTCTGATGACAATGCCGTTCTTAAGAGTCAAGAACGATTGAGTGCAATCGTTCTTGGTAATGCTGTAAAAGATGCAACACCAGTTCAGATTGTTGATGCACAGAAAGTTATTGCTGGCAATATTGACGCCTTGAAAGCAGAGCAAGCCAACTTGACTACCGAGGTTGCACAAGGTGTTGCTGATGCTGTTTACACACCTACTGTTCTTGATGACGCATTGTCTAATTTGTCTATTGCTCGTTTGGAATTAAAGAAGGATAGTTCAAAGGAACTGCTTGCTTCGATTGATACTGAACGTAGAAGTTTTGGTTCTGAGGTCGATGCTGCCATTAATGATGTTGTTAGTGTGGGTCCTGAAGGTCCTGCTGATTTTAGGAGTTTAGATAAACTCAGGGCCAGGCTTGGATATGAGTTTACTGGTACTAATCCCGATGATGCCGTTAGTTACAAGTTTCAAGTGGATTTGGCTAACTCTAAGCGTTTTGCAGATGACGTGGACAATGTAATTGTTCACACTCCTTTTGAGCAAAAGTCGCGCGAACAGTTGTTGCATGAGATTGAGACTCTCAAGCAGATGCGCAGTATGGACGTCGAGACTATTGAGATTAAGTCTGATGGTATTAGACAGATGATTAAGGTTCGTGAAGATGCTCTTGGTATTCAGCGCAAGGCTGCTTCTTCTAATGGTTTGCCTGTGTCTATCGAACTTAGGATGAAGCCCAAGAAGGATTCTCTTGGTAAGAATGTTATTGATTCTAAAACCAACCAGGTTGTTATGGAAGCTGATGTGCGACCTTCCAATGTTGGTACTTATCGTCGATATGACGATGGTACTGCCTCTGGTCGTTTGTATCTTCGTAAAGAGGACATGAGTCTCATGAAATTGCCGGCGAGAAATGCTCGTGCACAACAGTTAAGTCCTACTGACAAATGGGTTGAGGTTCGTTGGCGTCCTATTACTTCTGATGATATGAAGGCAACATTTGTTCAGGGTGACGAAAAGGCTACGAAGGATAATAGAAAAGCACTTGGTTACTTTGCTATATATCAGAGGCCTGGTGATGAAACTTCTGCTGTTCGATGGTTGAAAACTGTTGAGTACGGTGACGAACAGTGGGCCCGTTCTACATCTGAGTATGGTTTTACTAGTGAGCAAGCTAATACTTTTGGTGGTGTTATTGAGACTGTGGATTCTCCTGACTTACTTGGTCTTGCTCCACGGCTTCCTGAATCTTTAACTGTTGACGCACCCCCAAGACCCATGACTGCTAGCGAAGAGGCGATTGCTCGTTTGCAATCTGATTTGGAATCTATATCTACTACTGTTGACGCATCGAATGCGTCAACCAAGAAGGCTCGTACTGCTGCACGTTCTGCGAATATCGAGGCTCAGAAACTTGTTGTTGATTTGCAAACACAATTTGATTCTGTTAAAGGTTTGGTGCAACCTTACGACCCTGTTACCATTAAGAGACTTGAAGACCGTGTTCGTGAAGTACAGGATATGATTGCTCGTACTGAGGTTGGTGTTGCTTTTAAACCTGGAGTTCGTGTTAATAAGACTTCTCGTGTTAGAAGCAAGATTGACGGTAAGTATTACAATGAATCTAGGCCGGATGTTGCAGGTCGCACTGAAGTTCGTACTCGTGCCAAAGGCACTTCTGCTTCTGCTCGTTCTTACAGTGAAGGTTTTAATACCCTTGAAGAAGGTCTTGAAATGCTTCGTACTATAGGTACTCGTGGTAAAGGGTTTAAGGATTTGGAAGCCATTGCGGTGCGTCAAGTGCAATTGGAAGTGGAGTTTAAAGCTGCTGCTGCTGTTCTTGAATCTACCGAAATTGAACAACGTTTGATTGCGGGATTGCAGAATTCTATTTTGACTATTGAGAAGTCCGGTCGTGTTGCTAATGCTGCTGGGCAACAAGTTGGGCAGTTTCCAACCAGTAATGTTCGTAAGTTTTTTCCTGACCTTGAAGAAGGTTGGCAGTATTTGAGTAGGGGCATTTACGGCGCCGAGGGTGTCAAAGGTGATTATGGTATTTATCCTGGTCTTGCCGGCTCACCAGAGTTTGTTGAATTATGGAATCAAGCAAAGCGTTTTGATGACCCTGCCTATCTTCGTGAGATGCAGAAGTACGTAGGTAGTTACACGAAGTTCTTTAAGGCTTATGCAACCATGACTCCTGGTTTTCATGTGCGTAACGGATTGGCTAACGCTGTGAAACTTGCGTTCATGGGTGCTGAGTTTGGCAACATGATGGAAGCCACCCCCTTGTACATCGATTGGATGAAGGCTTCCAGGGCTGGAATGCAGTATGAGGATTGGGTTTTGAGTAAGCCAGCTGAACTTCGTGAAGTGCTACGCATTGCACGAAAGTCTATGTTTGGTTCAGGTGGTGGAATCTTTACTGAAGACTTTAAGGATGCTGTTGGTGGTTCACGTTTGTGGGACAACAAGCTTGTGCGATTCAATGCCAAGTGGGGTCAAGAGTCTGACAACTATAGCCGATTTGTTTTGGGATTTGATTCTGCTAAAAGCGGAATGGATGTTGGTATGGCACAAGCCAGAACGAAACGTGCGTTTTATGATTATGAAGACCTCAGTGAAGTAGATGCGGTCATGCGACAGATTGTTCCGTTTTGGCTTTGGACGTCACGCAACTTGATATTTGAATTGCAGAACCAATGGTTGAATCCTAAGCCATATCAGATTTATCGCTCGATTATGAGAAACATGCGTGACCCTGATTACGAGACATCTGAGTACCCATCCCCATTTGTCCGAGAGATTGGTGGTATCAAATTGCCATTTGGTGACAATCTTTATCTTGCTCCAGACTTAGGTTTTACCAGGACGCCACAACAGTTGGGCGAACTTTTTGACCCCATCCGTTATACCAACAACCTGAATCCCTTGTTGAAGATTCCTTTGGAGGAGTTCTTGGGTAGGTCAGTGTTTACTGGTAATCCTTTGGATAACCCACAGGAACGACTTATTCATATATTGAAGGGATTTGTCCCACCCGTACAGATGGGCGACAGGTTGATTGGTAGCGAGGGAGATGCTGCTAAGAATGCTTGGTTGTCTTTTGTTGGTTCACCAGTTCGTACATATCAAACTAAGGAGAAATAATGAAACGGCAATACACAGGCAACAAAGATGGCGCAGCCAAAGGCTTGCGCCCAGGAATGAAAGTGTTTATTGAAGAAGTAATTAAACTTGGTAACGGTGCTTTCTGGAACAACGGCGATTTTGGTGTTCGCACTATGCGTGGAAAAGAATCCCTGAGTGTTCATGCAACAGGCAGGGCTGTAGATTTTTCTTACCGCAACATGGGCAAAGGTAAGGGCGTCCCCAATGGACGCCGCGAGGCTGTACGCATGTGTAAGTTACTTGTTGACAATGCAGACCTGCTTGGACTAGAAGCATTGTTTGATTATTTCCCAGCACCACACGGTCGTGCATGGATGTGCGATAGAGACGCTTGGTCAAACTACAAGAAGGAAACAATTCACGGAGCCCCTAAGGGTGATTGGCTTCATGCGGAAGTTTCTCCAGAGATGGCTGACTCCGCCGAGAAAATGCGGAAAGCATTTGCTCAACTTGTAATTCCCGCACCTGTGCTTCAGGAAGAAAAACCGAAGCCTGTTTAAGAACTGTTTGTGAAATCACCATCCCGTTAGGGATGTGTGTTGGCATACCAACTGTTTTTATATTTTCTATCTCATCAGGGAAGTACGATGTCACTAGCGTGACATGTCCTTCTAGACAGTCGGGCCATAGCCACCCTACAGTTACAACTGTGCGTGGATATGGTTTGTATTCCTTGATGTCCGTCCAACCGTTTTCACCATCAAAAGCATCTGTCCAATGGACTGATACTAAATCCCATTTACATTTAATTGGTTTCATCATGCTCCTCGTATGGGTCAATGTTTTCTTCTGACAAGTATAGTTCTAGGGCAGATATTAGACCGTTGATAAAGTATGCAATTGATTCAAAGCCATCTTCGTATCCGTTTTTGGTTAGTTCCCAAGCTTTGCACAATTCAATGGCTGACTGATTAGATGCGCTAATCATGAGATTGACACCATTCTTCATGTTGTCAACCATTGCATCGCCATTTTTATTCATGGCATCTACCTGTGCGCGAGGGATAATATCATGAATCCAGTTGTGGTCGTTCGACATATCGTTTCTTTCTTTTTGGGTTAGTGATGTATAAACATCCTTGCGGTAATCCGTTCTCAAGTACACCGTGTCCAATGAGCGTCTCTCCGAAGTATTTTTTAAGTACCTCAGCAACTTCATATATATTGACTTCATTGTCAAATCCCACCGTAATCTGTCGTCTCATCATTGCTTCTCAATCTTTCTAGTACCGTGGGGTCCTGTAACATAATTTTTCTGAGGCTATCCATTGCGGAGTTCCTTAATCTCCAAGCATGAGTTTTAGTTACCCCCAATCTTTCACCTAGTTCTTCTAACGAAATCATTTCTGTATTGACTGCATCAATAATAAAGCGTTCTTGTTCATTGAGCTTTTCAATACAACTAGCAACCGCTTCTCTGAAGGGTTGCAACTCTACTACAGACTCTCTGACGTCTTCACCTGGGGCAGCCTGCATCAACGCCTCCATCGGCGTTTCGGGCCTCCTAGGTCCACGGATAGTTACTTCGTGAAATGGAGTAAGGGGAACTTCCTTATTGCTCGGCACCTGGAGTATCGTATAGAGGATTTGTTATCATGTCCATCACTTCTTCTGGTAGTAGTAGAAACCCTTTAGTTGGATTGTTTGACATTGGGGCAAAGTTTTTTAGACGTTTGTCTGATAATGTCTGTATATACCTCTTTAATCGTTCCACCTTAATAACTACAAGGCTTCCGTCTAGGGCATATACGTAAACCCACCAGTCTGCGAGGGTTACTTCTACACCCGATGGTTTCCATCCGGTGTTTCGTGGGTTCTGTTGTGTTTCCACAACCATCCGACCATTACGATAACGGTCAGTTTTTACTTCAAAGGAACCTGTGGATATTGCGGTGAGGAAGTCTTTGGTTATCTGCTCACCCTTTTTACCGAATTGCAAATCATTTTTGAAGTTGTATTGTTGCGTTGCTGGAATGTCCCAACGATTGTCTTTCATGCTTTTTCCACATACAGACAGACAATTTGTTTGTCATCGGTGTATGCGGTGCCGTTGAGCGCATCAAGTACAGCTTTGGCGTAGTTGTCTAAGTCACCTGTGAGTTTGCTGAGTGGACCTTCAACAAGTGGATTGTGCATGACTGGTTCTATTTGTATTTCTGTACCTTCAACTGTAAAGCGAAGCTTTACTGACAGTAGACCTTTTTCAAAGAGCGGCCCTGTGTACATTCCTTTGATTGTTTTTTCGTATTCACGTGTAGCAGGGTGTGTGTATGCATGACCAGTTTTTGTGACTCTTGGTCTTGCTTTTGCTTTTGGACGAAGTGCGAACACTTGATTGAATATATATTCTTTCATGCTCTGAATGCTCCTGTCGTGAATTCACCGTAGGTGTCTTCAATGATTTTGACGAGTTGTTCTACGCAATCTTCACGCAGATGAAATTTACCCCACCGTTTGTCGGCATCAACAAGAACGATGTAGGCAAGATTCATAGGAACATTATAGTCACACATTCGATGTGCAAGCATGCAAAGCGTGTTAGACCTGTCTTGGTTGGGTAGAGGTCCACCGTACCAGATTGCTTTGATGTGCCGTGAGCAGTGACGCAAGGCTTCTTCTACTGATGCTGATACATCTAGATTCTCCATAGTTGCCTTGGCTCTTGGTCTGTGTTTTTCTGCTAGAGGTCGCAGCATGTTTGCTGTGACCCTGTTGTCTAGAGCTTCTGCAAGGAATGTGCCGAGTTCTATTGGCATGTCTGCATCGTCAATCATGTAGCGATTGGCTGGTGGTGTTGCCATTGCTCCGGGATACGGTAGCCTGACATAATTACCTACATCTTTTGCTTGTTCTTGTTTTGGGTTTACTTCCTTAGCAACTAGATTGATTGCTTCGTGCGCAGCCAAAAAGGCTCTACGCATTATTGGTGCAGGAACCCACTCTGAAGCGAACACCCAGATGTGGTATCCACGAACTGTTTTTTCTATGAAGGCTGGTATGCCTTGTGACTGTAATGCTAACTGGAGGTTTCTGGCTAAGTCAATCTCGTCTACATCGATGTCTGAACAACCCCATCTGACTGTGCTGTCATCTTTGAGTGGGTAGATGCCAATGAGTTCTTCATCATACAGATGACGTGCAAATGATTTGTAGTTGGTTGGTTCCTTGACGGAACCACCTTCCCAAGTACCATACGCATCTGTGCGACCTTGGAAGAGTTCCATGAACTCTTCTATTGCATCATTCATATGGTTGCTCATATTCAAGTCCCATCTGCTTGTATTGTCGTGGTAGTTCACCGTTGAGTTCTCGTAGGCGACCTGTCATGGCGTTGAGTTCAAAGTCAACATCATCAACAAGTTGCCCAGCAGGACGTTTGTTCTTGAGCAAGTTGATTGTCACGGTATGTTCGTGAATTTTTGCTTCATAACGCAGATACTCCAAACGCTCTTGTAAGCGTTCGGAACTACTGCGATTAAGTTTTTCGATGAGTTCATTGATTTCTGTTTGAATTTCATACTTGCGTCTGCGAACACCAAGGATTGCTGTTGCTTGTTGCTCGCCACCGAAGGCACCTGAACTCATAGTAGGTTTTCTACCATCAGCACCTGCGTGTCTTGAAGTTTGGTGTAGCACAAGAAGTGGAACATCATGTTTGCGACCAAAGCCTTTGAGGAAGTTGGCTTTGTCGGGTACAGTTTCACCTGCTTGGATGAGGTCTAGGAAGTCCACGACAACAAGTTCTGGTGATTGATTCCATACATCGCACAGTTCGTTGTAGCCACGTTCCATGTCTGAGATGGTGAGAGATTGGTCAAAGACTGCGAGGTTGGGGTAGTCTTCGTTTGCTGTTTGTCTTAGTAGGTCTATTGCTTCTTGGTCGTGTTGTGCGACTCGTTGCTCAAGAACTCTGGCGTCGATGTTATGAGTGATGCAAGTAAGTTTGATGAGAACAAGTTCTCTTGGTTCGTCAGGGATAAAGAGCGCGACATGCTTGTCGCGGTTATTGCGCAGCATGTGAAGTAGTAATAATGTTTTGCCACCGTGTGCGAACCCCAGCACCATGGCGACTTCGCCTGGTGCAATTCCACGCATCTCTGCGTCTATGCGAGCTATACCGAGGTTGATGCGTTCTTGAGGGGACTGAGCCCATCTGACGAACGAGTCAACTGATTCACCTAATGGTGTATACATTCGGTTTTCGGGAAGTGGGGAAGCATTGTGCTTCCCCACCATTTCCCAGCCCGCAGCAATTTCTTCTGCGGACATTTTCATTACTTACCTCGTGGTGGCCAGTAGGACTTTTCTCCAGTTGTAGCACGGAACGAAGGACGCTTTGGATTTTCTGCCAAACCGTCACGGTTGTCCCATACTTCTGTCACGCCATCACGCTTGCAGGCTTTGATAAGCCATTCAGGGATTGGACCGTGTGTTGTGCCTTTGATACTTACTGACCCACCCGAGGAAACTGCTTCGCTTCCTGCGAATGAGGACTGAACCATCTGGACAACGTTGTTCGTTGTTGTTTCTTGTGCTGCTGATGTGTCACCGAAAATTTCGTCAAACACAATGTCTTTGATGGTTGAGAAGAGTACTGCATACTCGCTAAGGCGAGCATCCATCTCTTTGGTTTTGTCTGTCAAGTCTGCTGCAATTTTTGCACAGACTTGCGTGATTATGGCTTTATCTTTATCCATTACTCTGCCTCCTCGGCGTTATCGGAGCCTAAATAACTCCCCTTGCATTTGTCCCACACTGGGCACCATCTCTGTGAACAGAGAAAGTGTTGGTCATTGGCAAGCCATCGACCACCCGATGTGTTGTTGTTATACATCAACACTGTTCGTGCTAATGCTGTTGCTTGTTCAACAATCCAGTTGCCATGGGCTTCTGTTCTGCTGACACTCACAATTTGTCCGGTACTGGACGCATTGCGAATCATGACACCAAATTTGAAAGTGGCAGGATAATCAATCATGCCCATTTCATATGCTGCTTTGGTGTAAATCGATGATTGGATATTTTGTGTTTGTTTTTCTGCTTGGTAATATTTACGTGCAGCAGTTTTCCAATCCCAAATACTTTCTTGATGAAAGTAATCCATGGTTCCTTCAAAGTGAAGTTCGTAGTCATCAAGCATTCCTACTTGAGTAGAGAACTTGAACTCTGATGTGCCACCCAGTGGCACATTTGGGTAGATGTCTCGCAACCATGCATCGCACATTGAACGAATGTGTGTGTTCCAGTGAGATGGATTGGTGTTGGTAATGTTGATTGCTTTACCAGCTTCAACAAGTTCTTTTTCTTTCCAACGGAAAGATTCAACAGCATGGTCTCCCATGTGTTGAGGTTCTACTTCTTCGTTTAGCACAGCTTCAATGCCAGTGTGACAGGCAGTACCCATCATGGCTGAGTCGTTTTCTTTGCGAGACTCGGGGTGCAAGGCGGAAAGCCTTGCACGTTCAGGGCACATCAGCGCATCACCCAGCCAAGATTGGCGGATGAAGATTTTGTTATTTTCGATTCTCATTGGTTCTCCTTGTTGCGCACCACCTTGGGGGTGGTGCTCAGTGGCTTATACCTGTAAAGACATTATACATACGTTTTTAGAATGTTGTCAAGTACCCCAAGGACCCCATCCGTTGTTATATCTGTCAATTCCATAGTTGTAGATGTGCAACGCAGACAGCAGGTTGATTGCTGGATTAAACAGCGCTTGAGACGTCTCAGGATGCTTTAGGACGCCTTGTTGGTGTAACCATGGTGTCCAGAAGCCATTTATCTGAACTAGCCCTCTAGAGCCCCCAGAAGGGTCTTTGCTGTTAAATGCCGAAGGCATGCACCTGGACTCCCTGAACATAATCATGTCAAGGGTTTTTAGGTCTTTTTGTTTCCACCCGACGTTTAACGCTGTTTCCCAAAACTGTGGGCATTTGGCTGTTTTTGGTGCTTTAGGGTGATTGCTTATTGGTCTTGGTTCTTGGGGGGTTGTGCCACCCAAGAGTATGGCGATTGCCATAATTGCTTTGCTTATCAAATTATTCTCCTTTGAGTGCTTCAATCAGTACGGATTCAAACTCCTTTTTAGCTTCCATAAGCCATAGGTATTCATTGTAAACATCGTCTGCTCTTGGTCCATCACCAAGACGGTTGATTTTTTTAGCCAACTGGTCCACCCCAATAGACAGGGATTTTACGACTGCTCTTAACTCACTAAGTGTAATCGTTACATCAAGGGTTGGTTCATTTTTTCGGGACAAAAACTACATCTCCTGACGCAACTTTCGTTACATATGGACACATTTCTTTTAACGCTTCGATTGCTTGAGTGAAAATGTTATTGAATTCTCGTAACATTTCTAAGTTGAAGTTGTCACAAATCCAAGACCATGTGTATATGTCGATGTCATCTGGTTTTGTTTGCCAGAATATACACACATCTGAGTCCATGTCAAACTTAGATATTTCCTTTATTGCTTCTTTCACTTGCATTAAGAATACCTTCTTCCGATAGTTGGGATTTGACCCATTGTTCACAACGCAACAGCCATCCGTAGGTGTCTACGGATGGCATTTCATTGCCGGCTAACCAATTAAGGAAAGCTCTGAGGTCATCTGCTGATGCAGGTTGATTAGATTGGTTTTGAGAAAGTTTTGAAAGCATTTGCTGCATCTTTCTTGTCTTGAAACAAACGTGACATTGCGTCTTTGAGACTACCTCTTGCCTGGTTCTCGTCATATTGCAACTCACGTTCATCTTTGAATCGCACAGAAGAAGATACAATACCTTTGCTGTCGCAATACACAAACAGACGCACTCTTGTGCGCTCTGGATGCTTGCTTGGTGCTACTGCGTTATCTTCATCACCTGTTAGACCTTTGTCAATTGGTGCTGCCCAACCCGTAGTGACAACTCCGAAGCCGTCATACGTAATGAGTTTCACTGCTGACTCCCAGTTGGAGAGTAGTTGATACACATCGCCATCATCTGATTCTTTGATTGCGATTGCGCCACCATCTGCAAACTCATGCACACCGTATAGTTCTGCTTTCTCCATTTCAAAAGCAGCATCACCTTTGGGTATGAGTTTTAATACTTCTTCGTCAATTACTTTGAATTGCGTCATTTGTGTTTATCCATTTCTATTGTGTTGTGTTTATTTGAACATGTTGGATTATTTGATAATGGCAAGTATGTAGTCAAAACTTTTTTACACACTTGACATATCCAATGTTGTATTTTTTGTACCATTTCTATTCCTTCCTTGCAGGACGACACCGCCCCACATCCCGTAAGAACTGGTGTTTTTGCCATATTCTAAGCACTTTTTCTTGCATGAGCATGTGCTACAGATTTTCTTTGCTACACGAAAATTGAAGACTTGCTCTGCTTTGTCTCCTTTTTTGGGGAACCACCATGCAGTTGGTTTGCCGTAGCACATTGCACCAATCATCCAGTTTGTATTAGACATCTGCGTTGTGGTTCAGTCTGTTTGAAATTATTACCATGACTTTCTCGGCAACTTCGTTTGCGATGTTTGTCGACATGCTGTCAATTTTGCTTTGGATGAAATCTTCTACACTGTTTGATTCATACAACTCGCCAACAGCATTTGTTATGACGCTTCGGAAGCGTGGGTAGTTTGTGATTGCTCGTAGGAATCGTTCATCAGTAAAGAATGTGTCACTGTCGATATTAAGGTAGTCTGTGATTTGACTGAAGTCAAAATCTTCTGACATTATCCGAGCAATATCACGGGTGTCGATTGTGTCGTACACCCAACTGCTGATTTTACGAGCGAACGATGCATCATCTTGCATGTATTCTGCAATTTGACCAACCAACTCGGTGTTTGATGGGATACGTCCGGTCACTTGACGTTCTACTTCGTCATGGATTGTTGTCTCTAACGATTGATTGAACAACGAAGGCATTGACGCACTGTCAATGCTGACATTGAACTCAATTTCACCTGGGATTAATTTGATAGTTGTCATTTTGACAGCTCCTTTATGTTTGTTGTGTATGTTGTTTCATTGTGTATTTCATTTGTATAGAACTTTTCTAGGTCTGTCCAACATTGGCAGCCACCATAATGAGCACAATGTAGACACGCAGTGCAGAATGCGCATTCAATTGTGATTTCATCTGATGGTCTGTACTCTTCGTTGCCACATGCGTAGCATTCAATGAGATTTGTTTTGTTATCTATTTTTTGAGTGAAGACCAGGAGTTTTTTATTGATTGATGCAAGCATGTTTTCATCTTCATCTATGAGTAAGTCTGCTTCATCGTCGTAAGCATCAGACAACATTTCCATGTCTTTGCCCGTGGCATTAGATACATATCGACGTTGTTCGTAGTCCCAACGATACAAACTACGGTCATAGTAGCCGTTGTACTCGTAGCCATAGTCATCTTCTTCCCATACACCAATGTTGTTGTAGTCGTACATTTTTGCTGCTTTTGTCGTGTATGTAATACCTTCATACTTTTTGTATGAAGAATTAGACCACCACATGCCTTGGTCCCAGTGACCAAGATGTGAATTTAGAATGTACCAATTGTATTTTGCGTCATCGTGGTGGGTGAGGAATACTAACTTGTTGCCACCAGCCCATTTTTCCATTTTGTCGAAATATTCAGTGTCATCAAGTGATGTGATGCCACCGATAGCAGGCATGATGTCTTCGGCAAACACTTTTGTGTCACTGCGTTTGTCACCTTTGGGTATTTGCACATCGAGAATACCATTGTGACCCATAACAGATGTTGGGTCATCACCAAGCAGGAACGGATGACAGTTGTCAACAGTTTCTGAACCATGCGTAGCCCACCTGAAGTGGAAGATAGCAGGGCCCTTGTGTTTGTCACGTGCATCAACGAACTTGTTTGCTATTTCATTGAAGTTCATTGAGTGAGCTTTGACAAAGCCTTTAGATTCTAAGATTGCAAATCCGAAACCGTCACCGTTTTGTATTGCAGCTTCTTTGAACCGAGCCATGTCTGGCACGACATCTTCTGGCATGAATGTTAAAAGACACATTAGTATGAACCCCCTGTTGATTGAAACTTGACTCTTTCTGTGATGCGTGTATTTAGCAGGCTGTACACATCACCCTGTTTTGCTACCCAAGACTGGAAGCCTTTGAATCTGAGTGCATTCTCTTGAAGAATCTCACGAGTAGTAATGTTTTCTGTGTAATGGAATAACGCATCACAGAACTGCAGACATGCTTTGACTGTTGAGGACTTTAACGAAGGACGAAACAATCGTAATTCGATAGTTTTATCTGGTTGAAGATTGACAGCCATGCTGCGTGAATTGTTGACATCTTCGCCCTTGGCAAACTTCATCATGTTTGCACCACGAACCAATGTCCCATTGTCCGCTATCCAGTCACGATGACTGTTAAGGAAACGCTTGATGTCGTAGCTTGCGTATTGGTCGCTCTCACGACCAGCAAACTGGACCATCTCAAAACGATTTTTGTACACAAAGGTCATGAACTTGAACTTGTGGCTAGTGTCAGCAAATGCAGACTTAGCAAGGTGAATGTGCAACCCACATGAAGGTTTAGTCCATGCTCGGAATCCATCACGTGCAAGTTGCTCAATGCCATCCCATTTGAAATGATTCATGAAGTATTGCAACTCGCCTGGATGTGATACGATTTCGAATCCGTTATATAGTGAGCCATCTTCTTTGATGTAGATGTCTGATTCTTTACTGCTGTTTACTTGATTGAGTAGTTGGCTTGCCATGTTGTAATTGGATTGGTCGCCTGATGCGTTTTCGGTTTCTAACTCAAAGCCCATTGTTAGCGTTGTTCTGCTTTCACCTGCTTTGATTTTAGAGACATACAATGAATGCGTTCCATCCGAACGCATAAACGATGCTCTTGGTTTGTAGCCGTAGTTATGGATATAACGATTGCTACTATCTTCATCATCATTGTCATTATCTTCATCATCTGAAGAGTAGTAATTGTCCATGATTCCTTCATGGCAATTCAAGCAATACAGACCACGCAAATAGTCGTTTCTGTATTCACCTGTTGCATCACAATCATCTGATGCGCATACTACTCTTTCTTCTTCTCTGAATCTTTCAGCTTCACTAGATGTTGGCATCACTGCTCCTTGTGTGTCGTTTGTTGGTTTCTCTCATTGCGATTCCGTCTGACCAAACAATTGTGTTTGGTAACTCGAATAAGTTTGACAAAGCATTGAAGTAAAAAAATGCTTCGTCATGTGTTTTGAATGGAATATCAATTACAACAGGGTCATGGTCATCAGTCCATGACGTTGCAATACGAATTGATGTGACAGAACCGTTGTTTGTCATCATCACTACTTCACCTTTCATTTGATTCTCCTATCTTCCGTAAATAAGAACTTGCCTAGCAAGTGCTCTGTTTAATTTTTGTTGCACTTGTTGTTTGTGCATTGGATATGGATTTTGCAATCTGCTGATGATGTTGTCAAATCTATCTACATACAGCCAGACCCAACGCAAATCCTGCAAGGTGAGTTCATCAGTAAAAATTTCCAAAAAACTCAACCATTCTTTTTTTTCTTTTTTGTAATACTCAACATCTTTACTCATTATTTCTCCTTGTTGGGGGGTGTTTCTTGCGACCCACAGCGCAGCGGGGGCGCAAGAAACGCACCTGACGTTTTGTTTACCCATTTGTTTCCATTGAAATATTTTTTGAACTCATATTTTTTGAATTGCATTATTTGTATTTTCATATTTTTTGCCCCATCCGATTGCTTTTTAGTTGGGTGGCAGTAAAACGACTTACTCTTGGCCCGGTACGGGTCGAGAGTAAGTCGTTGTGGTTCATGGTTATGTTTTGACCTGACGATTTCAGCTCTGCTGAAATAGTTTGGCTCAGGGCAATTTCGCTTGCGAAATAGTGCGGTAGCACGGTGCTCCTAGCCTTGTAGTGAACCCACTTGGCCCCGGCAGGGGACAAGTGGGTTCGGGTTGACATGGACTATGCCATTGGGTCAAACGCAGGTCGTGCCTGCTTTTCGCCGATGTTCGGGTTCGTCTCGTTCTTGACAATCTTGAGACCGATGTCAAGTGTGCCTTTGCCGTACTCGTAGACAATCTCTTTGCCTTCTGAGTTGACCCAACTGTGTACAACCTTGGATGGTACGGTCATGCCGTTCTCATCAAGGACTTTACAGTTTTTCTCTGAGTCCCAAGCGTCAGCAAGTTTCCATGATGACTTTTTGATTGTCAGTCTGGAACCTTCGTTGATTTTGTGTGCCATGACCTTTTCGTCAGTCATGTAGACTTGCCACTGAACTTTTGGCTTGTCTGCTCCGCCCATGGCAACGAATTGCACGAACTTGCCCATCTTTGGTCCGTCGCTGACTTTGGCAACTGTGTATGTTGCTTCGTCTGTGGTGTCGGTCGTGGCTACTGCCTTCGCCGACTTGGTCTTTGTTGATGTGGTCATGATGACCTTTCTGTCCTGTTGGACTTTGTTGTTTGTTTTTTGTTTATTTATTTTTTATTTTCACTCGGTGGGCTTGCGACCCACGCGAACGCGGGGGCGCAAGACCAACGAGAAATCATGTTGCTCGTCTACGCTGATTCTCATTGATTGCTGGGAACCTGTCTTCTGTGTAGTCATCGTCTTGCTCGTAGCAAGGCGTGGCTACATCATCATCAATGTTTCTGATGAAGAAGCGATTATCACGCTCATCGTCCTGACGATTTAGCACTTGCTCTGGGTCTGTGTCATCAAACCCATCAAGTTCATTTTGAAGTTGTCTGGACACTCCACCATAGAAGCGTCCAGCAGGATGCTTCGGTGTATGACTTGGCTCAAATTCACTCATAATTACCTTTCGTTAAAGGGTTTCACTTGCTCGCACGGAATCGGGCGAGCAAGTGAAACACATGTTTGTTACTTAATCCCGTCAACAAATTTCCACGGGACATCATGGTCTATCTGTTGGTCTAGTGCGTACTCGTAGCCTGCCACGCAGGCGAAGAGTACAGCGACTAGATGAGAGACGAGTAGCACAGTAAAGACGCCCCAGAAGTTGGTGACAATCATTATGAAAGCCTGATGAGGGGACGAATTACTCCCGCAACAACAACTTCGTTGACATTCTTGATGATGATATTCCAAGTTGCGCACAAGTCGGAAGCCTGTTGATTTGTCTCACAGCACATTTGTAGGATGTGACTGTCGGAACTGTCACCGTTTGGTGACGAGAACCATAACTCAACTAGCAACCCACGCTGTTCACAATATGTTGGTAATCCACGCATTGAACTCTCCTTTGTTATTCATATCTACCCACGGTGGGCAATTGAACGCACAAGTCAGGGGGCTAACCTGTGCGCTCTCAACTAACCGTGTGTTAGTACTCGTAGTTCGTTGGGTCAAGAACATGACCCAAGGTGTACGCAACTGCTACGACCGACATCTTGTAGAAGTCTGTGTAGTAGTCCATGATTATTGCTGTGTCGGACTCACCGTATTTTGCTACCAAGAAGTCATTAACTTCTCGTCTACGTTGTTCGTCCATTTCATCTAACTCGCTTATCTCTTCATCACCGAAGTCATCATCGTGGCTATTCAAAGCACTCATGACAGACCCCTTTCTGTGGCTTGTGCCACTGTTTGTTTTGGGTTCTAATCACGAAATAATTTCTCTCGCGAAGCGTTTGAGAGAAATTATGTTTTATCAGTAGGTTTTGACATGGTGTTAAGGGGTTAACAAAGCCCTAGAGCATAGGGGCGACCACTTAGAGCGGTTTACCCGAGCACTCCACACGAGACTACGCTCGTTCAGTCGCAGTGGGGGCGCATGGCTCTGACACCAAGCGTCGCATGGCGATGCTGGTGTTAGCACACGAGGGGGGGAGTAGGGGGGGGTGGGGGTACTCAAGTAAAAGGATGGTATCTGCTCAGGGCGAGAGCACTATCCTAAAAACATAGGGGGGTACTTAAAGAATAGGGTACCTTAATGAAAAATAATATGAGAACTATCTGTAGTTTTTGGTCTTCTGTGCAATCTTTGTTGGTTGTTTGACAAACTGTTTGCCTGCTTTATTGCCTTTGGCTTTGGCTTTGTTTGTGGCAGCTTTTTCTGCAGGGCTGAGTGCATTCCATGCTGCATCTGAGAGATAACGTTTCTTACCTTTTGATGGTTTACCGTCTGAGGTACGCCATTTTTGGTCTGTCCAGTTTTTGAGGGACTGTTGAGACTTAGCAAGTGCCATTACTTGTAGCCTCCGCCCTTCTTCTTGTATTCGCTAGCAAGCAATTGAGCTTTACGGGCTGACCATTCGCCCGGGTCTCCACCTTTGGTTCCTGCTTTAATTTTCTTGAACAGTCCTGCTCGCATTCCTGGCTTGGTGTAGTTGCCTGCAGCGTTTACTTTGGACTTGGTTTTTTTGTTTGCCATTACGAACCTTTAACCCATTTCTTGTTGTTTGGTTGGGCTGTTTTTGACGGAGACCATTTTACTTTGTCTGCCCAATACGCTGGAGACATGGGTCCTTTGGCAATGTTTTTGCCGTGACGAGACTTGAAGGCTTCACGTTGACCAGCAGTCTGATTGGTTTTTACATTTTGTTGACCGAAACGTAGAGTTTTGATTTGTCCACCGCTTTTGGCTACAACGATGTGAGATTTGGTTGGGTGTCCTGGAGTGGCTTTAGGTTTGTTGAAGCCGGCTACGCCAGCTCTGGTCAATCGAGGGTCTTTTTTGCTTGTTGCCATTTGCTTATCCTATTCTTGTGCTACAGCAATCGCATGGCGATTGCGTATCTTTTACTAGTAGCTTTGGGTGTTCCGCTCTTGGGTCGCTCACGGTGTTCCGCTCCCCCCTGGTACTGTTACATTGGTTCGTTACCTAGCAGAGAGTGGTTGCGCAACCACGCACAGTGGTGTAACAAAGAAGTCTTTAGATGATGAAACAAAACGAAGAGATGACCCTCACTGCACCGCAGGAGAAGTATTTGGATTGGCTGTGCACCGCTCCGTCGGAGCGTGTGCCAGCATCTAAGAACAAGTACTCGATGGAGAACGCAGTTGATATATCAACGATGCGCAGATGGGAAAAGAAAGACATCTTTCGTAGCCGGTGGAAGACACAGGTGGATGACATTCAGGGTTCGCCAGAGCGAACCCAGAAGCTTTTAGACAACTTGTACAACAAGGCCCTGGAAGGTGATACCAAATCCGCTGAACTGTATTTGAAAGCGACTAATCGGATGGCTCCGCCATCAGTAACGATTAGCTCTAATAAGAAGACAGTGGATTTGACGGATGCCGAATTGGATTCGTTGATTGCCACTATCGCAGAACGTGAGAAGGCTGGTCGGGTTAAGTTGAGGGCTGTTTGATTTTGTTGACCTGCCCTGATTGTGGTGAGGAGTATCCTCCTCAGGTAACTGACTGGCTTTGTCCGATTTGTGGTGTAGATGATAAGAAGCAAATGGTGACGTTTGAATTGAGGGATTATGGCAACGACTAACGATGCAATGTACGAAGCATTGGTTGTTCTTTATCCTGATGCCGGCAAGACGCTTGGCGACTTGCTGTATACCCATTGGTCTGTTGAGGGTCTTGGATACCGTGGAACACTAGAACGTGATTACTACATTGCTTCTGGTGCACCAGGGTTTACCCTTGGTGACTTAGCAAACAACTTTTGGTCTGACCCAGACTTCGCTGTATCCAACTTGGAGTTAGAGGATGGTAACGATTTGCTCTTAGAAGATGGGACCTCGTTTGCGTTAATGGAGATTGGTAATGGCTGATAAGAAGATTACACAACTAGATGCTCTTGCAGAAGTAAACAGCGTTGACCTATTCTTGGTTGTGGATGACCCATCTGGTACGCCAACTTCGAAGAAGGTGGCTGCTGCCGCAATTTCCGAGTTTGTTATTGACAACATTGTTTTTCCAACAGGGGTTGAGGACTTGGATGACCTTGGTGATGTGACCGCACCATCGCCATCTACTGGCAATGTATTGCAGTACAGTGGTTCTGCTTGGGTGAACGTACCCTCGCACGATGACCAGTTCATGCTGGCGGCAGCAGTTTTTAATAGTTAATCCCATCTAGGGAACGAAAGGTTATATAGATATGGCAACATTTAGCAAACTAGCATTACAACCAGCAGGCACCACAGGCACAGGTCTTGGTATCCTTGTTGCTGCCACCTCAACTGCTGGCACAGCAATTCACACAGCGTCAGCAACAGCAACAACCATTGATGAAATCTGGTTGTATGCAGTTAACACCCATACATCAGACATTAAGTTGACGATTGAGTGGGGCGAAGCAACTGAACCAAACGGAAACATTGAATATACGGTTAAGGCTGAGAATGGTCTTTACCTAATTGTTCCGGGTCTTTTGTTGCAGGGCAATGCAACCGCTAAGGTTGTTCGTGCGTTTGCTGCAACAGCAAACGAAATTGTGATTCACGGATACGTTAACCGCATCACAGCGTAAGGTCATCTTAGATGCCTAGTTTTTTAACTAACACTGCAGGTGGAAAAGCGATTGGCGGTGGTGCGTTGGCACCACGCAGTCGGCGTGGCAACACTGCTCAGGCTGATGCTTATTGGCGTGGTGGTGGTGGTGCTACTCCGCCTCCAACCGTAGAGTATCTTGTTGTTGGCGGTGGTGCAAGTGGTTCTAACACCAACTTAGGTGTAGGTTCTGGTGCTGGTGCTGGTGCGGTTACTACCGCATCTGGTTATACCGTTGCGGCTGGAACACCTCTCACCGTTACCGTTGGAGGAGCAAATAGCACTTCTGTATTTAGCGGAATTAGTGCTGGAACTGGTTCTAACGGTCAAAACGGAAACTATTTCAACCCACACGGAAATGCTGGTGGTTCTAGCGGCAACGGTTATTCTGGTGGAGGTGGAGCAGGTTATGGTGCGGGCGGCGGTGGAGGTGCAGGCGGAAACGGTGGCGGTGCTTCAAACTATTATTCTGGCGGCGGCGGAACTGGTGTGGCTAGTTCAATTAGCGGTACTTCAACTTACTACGGCGGTGGCGGTGGCGGTGGCTGTTGGGGCAACATTGGTGTAAACGCAGGTGGCGGTGGCGCAGGTGGTGGCGGTTCGGGTGGTAACGGAGACTGCTCATCGGGAAGTGCTGGGTCCGCAAATACAGGTGGCGGTGGTGGTGCGCACAATAATGCTGGTGGAAGCGGTATAGTAATCATTAGATATGTAGATAGTTTTGGAGTTGCTGCTGCAACAACAGGTTCGCCAACATACACAAATGCTGGTGGTTTTCATGTTTATAAATTCACTGGCACAGGAAGCATCACTTTCTAATGGCACATTTTGCAAAAATAGAAAACAATGTTGTTACGGCAATAACCGTTATTAATAACGATGTTGTGGGCACAGAGTTTCCTGCTTCGGAACCAATTGGACAACAGTTTTTGACTAGTCATGGTTATGATGGTGTCTGGGTACAAACATCTTTTAACAATAATTTTAGAAAACAATATGGCTTGGTTGGTTCTACATACAATGAGGAAAACGATATTTTTATATTGGCTCAACCATTTCCTTCTTGGACTTTGGATTCTAATTTTGACTGGCAACCGCCAACTCCTCGACCAACAGATTATTTTTCCCGTTGGGACGAAGGCCTGTTGTCATGGATAAGAATAGATTATTAACACAAAAGTTAGATTGTTTAGAACAACCCGACTTTACAAAAATTGTTGATTTAATTAGTTCCGATAATTTTCCTTGGTATTTTCACGCAAACTACCATAATCAAACAGACATTCCGGATATTAACGATATATCCACGCATGGATTCACTCACATTCTTTATGGTGAAAATCAAATACATTCAAATTATTACAACGATTTTTTGCCCATTTGTTTTGCTATTCAAAAATTGTTTGAAGAACCAATTCTTTTTACAAGAATGAAAATCAACATGACATTAAATGTTGGAAAACAAGTTGCCATAAACGACCATATTGATGAACCTAATTTTGTTGACTATGGAAAAAAATGGAAAACAGCAATTTTTTACATAAATGATTGCGATGGAGACACATTGTTTTTTGATGAAACCAATACTGTCATCCATTCGCAAACACCGAAAGCAAATACATTAGTTGTTTTTGATGGAAATACTTATCATGCACCACAATTACCAAACATTTTTCCTAGAAGATTGGTAATAAATTACAATTTTTTACTTGACGAATGAAGCGTTATTCTCGTTGGCTGATATTTGTGCCAGTGGCAATCTTGGCGTTGTTTGCGCCGCAAGCCAACGCTGAACCCGTAGCAGGATTACAGGCTACTTATTACGCAATAGATACCGTACCTCCCACACGGTCAGATGACATCTATACCGTTTGCGGTAGTGAAGTGGAAAACAACATCAACCGTTCCTACGACGGTGAACCATACCTAGATTGCACAAACGACTTGTTCATGGTTCACATGACAGGCTTTATTGAGATACCTGAACATAACACCATTGAGTTTTGGTTGGCTTCAGATGACGGTGGCATTATTGATATTGGTGGCAACGAGTTGGGCTACTGGGGCGACCAAGGCTGTTCTGCCTACGAGTCTGGACAGATAGACATTAGTGCAGACACTCATCCTTTATCTTTTTTCTATTACGAAAATGGCGGGGGAACCTGTGCAATGCTTGCTTGGAACATTGACAACCAAGGTTGGACAATTGTGCCTGACGAAGCGTTTACAACTAACGGTGTTCCAACAACAACAACTATTCAGGAGACAACAACAACATGGGACACCACAACAACATCCACGACTACAACGACGAGCACTTCTACTATTGCACCCTCTACGACTGTGCCTGTGGTAAACGTATCGACTACTTTGACACCTCAAATAATTTATATACCCCAACCAGAGCCAACAATGCCAGAGCCACCATCAACGGTTCCTCTGCCACCCATAC